TGATCCATTTACAGCTATGGCTGCAGCTACTACAGCGTACAATGGTATTAAGAAAGCTGTATCTGTAGGGCGTGAGATTAGTGCCATGACAGGTGCAGTCTCTCAATGGTCTAAGGCTGTAAGTGATCTAGACTTCTTGGAGGACAAAGCCAAGAACCCTCCAATGTATAAGATGTTTAGTGACAATCAATCTAATGCGTTAGAGATATGGTCACAAAAGCAGAAGCTCAAAGAGATGCGAGAAGAGCTTAAGGCACATATCTCTTGGACGTATGGACCTAGTGCATGGGATGAAATAGTACGTATAGAAGCACAGCAACGTAAAGAACAGCGTGAGTTAGTATACAAGAAGCAAGAGTTTATAGACAACTGTATTAACTGGGCTGTAGGTATTGCAGTATTACTAGCAGGTGCAGGTGCGTTGATAATACTTATGTACTTCTTAGGCATAAAACAAGGCAAGTGGTAAGGAAATAACATGGCTAGAGCATTAACAGAAAAGCAGCAGCGCTTCCTAGAGGTACTCTTTGATGAGGCTGGCGGTGATGCTGTAGCTGCTAAGAAGATGGCGGGTTATGATCCTGCATCTAGCACATCAGCTATTGTAGAAGCTCTCAAGGATGAGATCGGTGACAGGACACGTACATACTTTGCTCGTACTGCCCCTAAGGCTGCTATGGCAATGGTTGGTGCTTTGTATGATCCTACAGAGCTAGGCATAAAAGAGAAGATGGTTGCAGCTAAGGACTTGCTAGATCGTGCAGGACTTGGTAAGGTAGACAAAGTAGACGTAACATCTGGCGGGGGCGTTTTCTATCTGCCACCAAAAGAAGGTACAAACGAATAATACCTGAGAGAGATTTAGGGTTCTGGCAGTTACCACTACCTCCCAAGAACCACACAAAAGAATGGCATCCTATAGTTAAGATAACAAAGAGGATACCCTTTGGTTATAGGGTAGATCCTGAGAACGACAGACTACTCTTACCCATTGAATCAGAGCTTGAAGCTTTAGAGCTTGCAAAGCGCCACCTAAAGCAGTATAGTTATCGTGCAGTAGCACAGTGGTTAAGTAAAGAGACTGGTAGAACTATAACGTTCACAGGGTTAAAGAAGAGAATTGAAGTTGAGCAGAAACGTAGAAAAGCAGTTGCAATTAAACGCAAGCTTGCCAAGTGGCTCCAAGAAACGCTTGATCAAATCGAAAAGCTCGAAAGAAAAGGGCAGGAGCCTACACAGAACCTGACAAAGATAGTTGAAGAACCTGTAGTAGAGACTATACCTGCACAAGTTAAGGCACCTGAGTATGATGTAGAGGAAGCTCAGCAGGTAGTATTCAAGCCTAACCCTGGCCCACAGACAAACTTTCTTAGTGCGTCAGAGCGTGAAGTACTTTATGGTGGCTCAGCGGGTGGAGGTAAGAGCTACGCCATGTTGGCTGACCCTCTACATGGATTGAATGATCCTAACTTCTCAGGGCTACTAGTAAGACACACTACAGAAGAATTAAGAGAACTTATACAAAAGAGTCAGGAGTTATATCCCCGTGCTATACCTGGAATTAAGTGGTCGGAACGTAAATCGCAATGGACTTCTCCTCAAGGTGGAAGACTTTGGATGTCTTATCTCGACAAAGACACCGATGTCACACGCTACCAAGGTCAGGCTTTTAACTGGATTGGCTTCGATGAGCTTACTCAATGGTCTAGCCCTTACGCTTGGGATTATATGAAATCAAGATTACGTAGTAGTTCCAAGGACTTAGGTCTTTACATGAGGGCTACAACCAACCCTGGAGGAAGCGGTCATGCTTGGGTTAAGAAAATGTTTATTGATCCTGCAATCGGGAATCAGCCGTTCTGGGCAACTAACATTGAAACAGGTGAAACGATTACATTCCCTAGGGGACATAGTAAAGAAGGTACACCTCTATTTAAAAGACGCTTTATTCCAGCCTCTCTATTCGACAATCCGTACTTGGCTGAGTCTGGCGACTATGAAGCAATGCTTCTCTCGCTTCCAGAGCATCAGCGCAAGCAGCTACTTGAAGGTAACTGGGATGTTAACGAGGGTGCCGCTTTTCCAGAGTTTGACAGAAAAGTACATGTTGTGGACGCATTCGATGTTCCTGACTCTTGGGCAAAGTTTAGGGCTTGCGATTACGGTTATGGTAGTTACACTGGTGTTCTGTGGTTTGCTGTAGCACCTGATGAACAAGTAATTGTGTACCGTGAGATGTATGTATCTAAGGTTACAGCTTCTGATCTAGCAGATCTGATCTTGGAAGCAGAAGCAAGAGATGGTACAATGAGATACGGGGTGCTGGATAGTTCTTTATGGCACAACCGTGGTGACACTGGGCCTAGCTTGGCAGAGCAGATGAATCAAAAGGGGTGCCGCTGGCGTCCATCTGACAGGTCAAGGGGTTCACGTGTCGCAGGTAAGAACGAGATACATAGACGGTTAAAGGTGGATGAGTTCACTGAGAAGCCTCAACTCGTATTTATGGATAACTGTACAAATACTATTGCACAGATACCTAGTATTCCTCTGGACAAGCGGAACCCAGAAGATGTTGATACTCATGCAGAGGATCACTTGTATGACGCTCTAAGGTACGGAATCATGACACGTCCACGCAGCAGCATATGGGACTACAACCCAGCAAAACAACGCACTGGTTTTCAAGCTAGTGATCCATCATTCGGGTATTGATAATGGCAGAACAAGAAGAAATGTTTGAAACAGATGAAGTCGTAGCTGCAGAAGACAGTACGGATAGCATCTTTGAGACTAAATCTAGTGTTGTATCATTTGTGGCTGATCGCTACAAACGTGCAGAAGACTCTCGTTATGCAGATGAGGATCGTTGGTTAAAGGCTTACCGTAACTACCGTGGCTTGTATGGCAAGGATGTACAGTTCACAGACACTGAGAAGTCTCGTGTATTTGTTAAGGTTACCAAGACTAAGACCCTAGCAGCATATGGACAGATCGTAGACGTACTATTCGGTAACAACAAGTTCCCCTTATCAGTAAACCCTTCTGTACTACCTGACGGTGTAGCTGAGTCTCTGCATATCAATGTAGATCCTAACGCTGCCGCTGCAGGTAAAGCTCTTGATCCTGTAACAGAACAACCTTCTCCTAAGCCTTACTTACTTGATGGTGAGAATAAGCTTCAACCAGGTGAGACACTCTCAGATCTATCTAGGCGTCTTGGCCCTCTATCTAGGAAGTTAGAGTCTGTATCTGATAGAGTAGTAGAGGGTGACGGTACTTCCCCTACAACTGTTACATTCCATCCTGCATTGATTGCAGCTAAGAAGATGGAAAAGAAGATACATGATCAGCTTCAAGAGTCTGGTGCTTCTACACATCTACGCTCTATGGCATTTGAGATGGCTCTACTTGGCACAGGTGTCATGAAAGGCCCGTTTGCAGTAGATAAAGAATATCCTAACTGGGATGACTCAGGTGAGTATGACCCTATAGTTAAGACTGTACCTGAGTGTAGTCACGTTTCTGTGTGGGACTTCTATCCTGATCCAGAAGCTAAGTCTATGAATGATGCAGAGTATGTGGTTCAACGTCATAAGATGTCTCGTACACAGCTTCGCTCACTCAAGAACCGCCCTTACTTTATGGCTGACTCAATAGGTATGGCTGTTGATAAAGGCCCAGACTATGTACAGAAGTACTGGGAAATGACTATGGAGGATGACGATACACAACCATCCTCTGAGCGTTGGGAAGTGCTAGAGTTCTGGGGCTACGTTGATATAGAGGTACTTGAAGAGCATGGAGTATCTATCCCTAAGTCACTGAAAGACTTAGATGAAGTTAACTGTAACGTTTGGGTATGTAACGGTGAGGTACTTCGCTTTGTACTTAACCCATTCAAACCTACACGTATCCCCTACTATGCAGTACCTTATGAGCACAACCCCTACAGCTTCTTTGGTGTAGGTATCGCTGAGAACATGGATGATACACAGACGTTGATGAATGGCTTTATGCGTATGGCTATTGACAATGCTGCACTATCTGGTAACCTCATTATTGAAGTAGATGAGACTAACATGGTTCCAGGCCAAGACTTATCTGTGTACCCCGGCAAGGTGTTTCGGCGTCAAGGCGGTGCTCCAGGGCAAGGAATCTTTGGTACTAAGTTCCCTAACGTAGCACAAGAGAACATGCAACTCTTTGATAAGGCACGGGTATTAGCTGATGAAAGTACTGGGTTCCCTTCTTTTGCTCATGGTCAAACGGGCGTTTCGGGTGTGGGTAGAACGGCATCTGGTATTAGCATGCTTATGTCTGCTGCTAATGGTAGTATACGCACAGTAGTTAAGAACATAGATGACTATCTACTGCGTCCATTAGGTAAATCATTCTTCTCTTTCAATATGCAGTTTGACTTTGATGAGACTATTCGTGGTGACTTAGAGGTTAACGCATCTGGTACAGAGAGCTTAATGGCTAACGAAGTACGCTCACAGCGCTTGATGCAGTTCCTACAGGTTGCACAGAACCCAGTACTAGCTCCCTTTGCTAAGATGGATTATGTTATCCGTGAGATTGCTAAGTCTATGGATCTTGACCCAGACAAGGTTACTAACTCCATGCAGGATGCTGCTATCCAAGCTGAGATCTTAAAAGGCTTCCAGACTCCCGTACAGGCCCCTGCAGGGCCAGAAGGTGTAAACATGCCTCAGGGTAGCCCAGAACCAGAAGGACAGGCTCCACAGGGCGTACAGGACACCTCAGGTGGTGGTGGCTCTCAGATAGGCATTGGCACAGCACCTACACCAGGTGAGCAAGGATTTACTGGTAATGTCGCTTAAGAGCTTCGTTAACGATAAAACTACATGGGAAGCGTTCCTCGTTGAGATTGAGGAGCGCATCTCTACACAGCATCGTAGCATGGAGAGGTTACAGACACTGCTGAGCTATACAGACATCAGGGTGCCTTACGTGCTCTTCGGCAACTGCAATACTTGAGGGACAAAGTGAATGGCAATAAATGATCAAATGGAAATGGCCTTTGGTGAACAACCAGAGGTAGACCCTGTGTCAGGCAATGAAGTACCTACAGGCTCCTTACCAGAGGAAGTACGTGATGACATCCCTGCTCAACTAAGTGAGGGTGAGTATGTTGTACCTGCTGATGTAGTACGCTTCTTCGGTGTTAAGTTCTTTGAGGATATACGTGCAGAAGCTAAGCAGGGTTTTGCTTCTATGGAAGCTAATGGACGTATTGGTGGTGAACCTATTGGTATGGAGATGGGTGGTGATGAACTACCCTTTGACATCTCTGAGCTACAGATAGTTGACGATGGTGAGCCAGAACAGCCTATGATGAACAAGGGTGGTTACATCTCTGGTTATGCTCCTGGTGGCTTAGTTGATACAGGTGACATCCCTTTGACAGAAGAGAACTACCAAGGCACAGGCATGGAGCAGCGCCAGTATAGCAATGCTGCAGGTAATATCATTACTATTCTGTTCTTCAACGGTATGCCTATGAGTGCAGTGCCTGATGGGTACTCTCCCTATACGCCAGAAGCTGTACCTAGTGAAGCTAAAGAAGCTGTTGTTAATGATAATGATGATGATCCTACTCCTATGGAAAACCCTGAGCCTACAGACTACAAAGCACTATCAGCAGCAGAGCTACGTGACCTAGTTGAGGATCAGAAGAGTACAAGTTCAAATGCTATCGCACTAGGCGTAGGTATGCTTAACCCTCTTTTGGGTATGGCATTTAAAGCTGCTACGTGGCATCAGTCTAAGCAGATAACTAAAGAGTTACAACGGCGTATGGAAGATCCTTCCTTAGATAATAAACAAAAGGCTTTCTATACAGATCTTACAGAGACTATGACTGCAGATCAGCCTGGCTTCTTTGAGCGTCTGTTTGGTAAGACAGAAGAAGCCAAGAAGCCTGAGGTAACACCTACTGTAATGGCCCCTGAGGAAGTAGAAGCAGCTGTAGCATATACCCCAGAAGCGGGTTATGTCCCAACAGGTATGCCGCCTGTTGAAGCTCCTTCTCCTATCACCGTTACTAGCTTGGATGATGAGCCTGGTGCTAGAGACTATAAAGGCCCGTTAGCACCTACTGTTTCTAGTGATACAGATAATGGTAGTGATGACAGCGGCCCATCTGACATCTTTGCAGATGCAGCNAGTAAAGCAGATGAAGGTACAGCTAAAGTAGTGAAGGCTGCACAAGAAAACCTAGCCACTGAAAGTGAGATTAGTGACATACAAAAAGAAGGCGTTAAAATAAAGGAAAAACTTGAGTCATCTGCCAAAGGCGGCGGCTACGGTTTCTCAGAAGGCGGTCTCGCATCTAAGCCTAAGAAGAAAAAGAAGTAACTACTAAACTACCCATAAAACTATAAGGCTACCCAGCTAAGGCTGGCCCCAACATAAGGAGTAATAAATGTCGGAAGCTTTAATTCAAACGGACTCAGTGTCCCATAAGCGTAACCTTTCTCGTGTAGAACGTGATGAGGCTGAACTAAAAGAACTGCTCAAGCAAGCAGGGGTTACCACAGATGAAACAGAAGAGGAAGCTGTTGAAGAGGAATCCAGTAGCGCAGAGCCTGTCGAACCCTCAGTACAGACAGAGAGTAGTACCAAACAAGAAGAAGAACCACAAGCTAAAGCACAAGAAGATGAAGAGCTAGGTTCGGAAGAGAAGAACTTCAAGAAACGTTATGGTGATCTACGGCGACACACTCAAGAGAAAGAGAAAGAGTTTCAAGCTAAGCTAGATAAACTAACTTCTCAACTTGATGCAGCCACAAAGAATGAGCTTGTACTACCTAAGTCAGAAGATGAGGTAGAGGCTTGGGCTAAGAAGTACCCAGACGTTGCAGGTATTGTAGAAGCTATCGCTGATAAGAAAGCTAGTGAGCGTTCCTCTGAGCTTGACGGGCGTTTAAAAGAGATCGAAGCTTTACGTACAACAGCTAAGCGTGAGAAGGCAGAAGCAGAACTATTGTCTATGCACCCTGACTTCCAAGAGATTCGTGCTGATGATGCATTCCATTCTTGGGCAGAGAAGCAGCCTAAAGTTGTACAGGATGCTTTGTACGAGAATAGTGAAGACGCTAAGTCTGTTGCACGTGTTATTGATCTTTATAAGTCAGATCAAGGCATTAAGACTAAAAGCTCTAATAGCTCTGATAAAGCAGCGGCATCCTCAGTCAAGGCTAAGGGACGTGCTACACCAGATACAGATGACTCATCTAAGTATATCACTGAGTCGCAGGTAGCTAAGATGTCATTAAAAGAATACGAGAAGCGCATGAATGAGATCTTTGATGCTCAGCGCTCTGGTAAGTTTATTTATGATGTAACAAAGAAATAAGTTGACATTTCTTTAATCATAGATAAAACTATAGGTATGTACAGTGTCAGGCATTAACTGCCTGTACATGCTTTTCAATAAGCACTAGCCACACGAAGAACTACCTCTGAGTATAGGCCCAGCGCTTGAAGGATGGCAATCCTGATAGCAATGCTGACTACCCTAAAACAAAGAGCCTCTTTCAAGTGGATATGTAGTGTCTACTCTAAGCCACATATATCTTGAAAGGATTACACAATGGCTATTACTTCCGCATCAGGTGGGTTTGACGGGAACTTCTCCCCAATTATCTACTCCAAGCAAGCACAGATCGCACTGCGCCGCTCTGCTGTAACTAACGCAATCACCAACAACTCTTACTTCGGTGACATTGCAAACCAAGGCGACACAGTTCGCATTCAAAAAGAGCCAGACGTAACAGTCAACGCTCTGCAGCGTCACACAGGTATCTCAGTAGAGAAGCTTGATGACTCTGACTTCTCGCTCACCATTGATCAAGCTAACTACTTTGCTTTCAAAATGGATGACATTGAAGAGCAGTTTGCAAATGTAGACTTCACATCTTTAGCTGCTGATCGTGCCGCATATAAGATGTCGGATGCTATGGACACAGACGTGTTGTCGTACCTCTCAGGTCACACCACTGCAGGTGCTTTCATCACAACTTCATCAGGTGACAAACAGAGTCCTCTGACAGGTGGTGCTATCTCAGGCGAATACATTGCTGCAAACCACTTGGACGCAACTGACTTTAGTAACTTGACCATCTCTGGTTCAGCTACTGCAGGCGACTCCGTTCCATTGGCTCCACGTTTGCCAGGTGCAACTGCCCTGTCAGCTACAACTGTTTCTCCATTGACCGTACTTGCACGTATGGCTCGTAAGATGGATGTAGCAAATGTAGAATCACGTGGTCGTTGGGTTGTACTTGACGCCGTGTTCATTGAGATGCTCAAAGACGAAGACTCACGCATGTTGAATGCTGACTTCGGTGGAGCAGGCTTGCAAAACGGTTTGGTATTGAACAACATTCACGGCTTCCGTGTTTATCAGTCCAATGCCCTGCCTGCTAAAGGCACAGGTGCTGGTACATCTGGTACAACTGCACAAGACGCTAACTATGGCGTTATCGTAGCTGGTCAGGACGATGCTGTTGCTTCTGCTGAGCAGATCAACAAAGTTGAGAACTACCGTGACCCAGACAGCTTTGCTGATATTGTTCGTGGTA